TATTGTTACAAAGGTCAAAAAATTGATGAGGTTGTAATGGCAATTGATGAAGAAAGTGCTAAAGAAACAGTACTGAAAATGCATCAAATAGATAAAGAGAATGTTATTCTTAAAGGGGTTATCCCATGGATTTAAGTTATGCCAAAATACTATAATAAAATACCTACCTGGTCACCATCAAAACAATGGCATTATAGCTATTTTGAAACAAAAGAAAANTGGAAAGAATTTGTAAAATCTCTATTTAAGGAACCTGGAAAGTATGCGTTTGATGAAACTGCTTTTGAGTTTAATAAACATGCTCGAAAGTTTAATAAAGATAAACTNTTCTGTGAAGCTCCTGAAGGGTCACATGACTANATAGATTANTGGGATACNGAAAAAGAGAANTGTCGTAAAGGAGCAATTTACTATAATGACAAAGGAGGTGTTTGGTATCTNCCTCGTTTCTATTACCACTGGATAAATTTTTTACGTATTTATCGTAAAGCACCTCCAAAAGGATTTCATTTTCCTGATGTGAGAGATGTTCAATACCACATGGCATTGTATGAGATGCTTGCAGAACTTCATGATAAAAATAGTGCGGTACTCAAAAAAAGGCAGATTGCTTCATCGTACTTTCACATTGCTAAAATATACAACCGATATATTTTTGAAGATGGGTTTACTGCTAAGATACTTGCATCCAATAAACAGTATATTGATGCTACGGGTTCATGGAAATTTCTTGAAGAGTATCATAACTTTACTAATGAGTATACAGCATGGGCATGTAGCAATCTTCCTAATAAAGTATTTCAGTGGCAACAAAAAGTATCCACCAAAACAACTGATGGTAGAAGTGTTGACATTGGTACAAAAGCAACCATTACTGGTGTAACACTTGATAATGACCCTGTAAAAGGGGTAGGTGGAGCGGTAGATGAAATCTTTTATGAAGAAGGTGGAGTAGCCCCTACAGCAGATATTACATACAACTTTATGCGGGCAGCAATGGAAGAAGGTGGATTGGTTACAGGGCATTTCTGTATTGCAGGTTCTGTAGGGGATCTTGGGCAATGTAAGCCTCTTCAAAAGTTTATGAACAATCCAAAAGCTTATGATTTTTACCCTGTATGGAGTAATCTATTAGATGGTAATGGAAAAGAAGGATATACAGCATTATTTATACCTGAACAATGGGGTATGCCTGGTACTGATAATACAACAAAAACAGAAACTATTGAAGATGAATTACCTCCTCTTCCAAATTGTATAGATGAATATGGNAATTCTCTTGTTGAAAAAGCAGTTGCAGCATTGACAGAACGTTATGAATATGTCAAAAAAGTAAAGACTGCTTCTGACTATCAATATCTTGTATCTCAAAAACCCAGGAATATTGCTGAAGCATTTGCAACCCGTACTGTGTCAGTATTCCCTATAAAGCATACTGTAAAACAAATAAGAAAAATTGAGGAAGGTGAAGTTTATCTAAAATATGTAGAACTGGAAAGAGGTGATAATGGTAAAATAATTGCAAAAAGGTCTGAAAGAGAACCAATTGCTTATAATTCTTCTGCTTCAGCAATTATGCGAATGGAAGATAAAAAAGGTTGTATAGTTATTCATCAGCATCCAGGGGATAATCCGGAATGGGGTGTATATTTTTGGTCTGCGGATCCTGTAGAAACTGGCGATACAAAAACATCAGAATCTCTTGCATCTATTTATATTTATATGAACCATATAGAAGTAACAAGAATTGATGCAGAAGGAAACAGTACTACTTTTATTGAAGGGGATAAACTAGTAGCAGAGTGGGTAGGTAGATACGATGATGTTAATGAAACAAATGAACAGATGTCATTACTCATTGAATATTATAATGCTTGGGGGGTAAGTGAAAAAAACAAACCTTCTCTTAATACATACATGATTCTTAAAAAAAGAACAAGACATTTAGCAGAAAGCAGAGAAATGCTATTCGATGCTGAACTTGGAATGACAGATAGTACCGCTATAAGATATGGATGGACTAACACTGCAGGAACCTGGAAAAAGATATTGCAATATGGAGTAGATTCTATATCAGAAGAATTATGTGCAGCACAAATTGATGAGAATGGAAAAATGATAACCCCCGCACGTTATGGGGAAGAACGAATACCGTTTATTAATTTGCTAAAAGAAATGCAGGAGTATACNGCAGGAGGTAATTTNGATAGAGTAATTGCTTATTGTGCTCTTATGGCATTTGTAAAAGTCCAACAAGCAAAACTTGGTATAAAACAAAGAACAGAGCGAACAGAAGAGAAATTAAAAAATTCAACTACCTTTACGAGAAATTCNTTTTTGAGATCAATTGGTCAACAAAATAAACAAGGTTCTNTAACAAAAGTAANCCCTTTTAGAAGTATTGGTTTACGTAAATAATAAAGCAATGGTCGTATCAAGCTGGCAAATTAANAATGGAGNAAAAATAAAAGATGATGCNGTTGGTACTGGCTTTTTTCAACCACTTCAATTNTTGCCTAATAAGGAAAAAGATTTGATATGGATTAGCCAGTGTGCTAACTACTATGATTGGCAAAGTCTTCAACAGTTGCAAAAAAATGCTAACTGGATGATAAAAAACTATAAACTTGCTATAGGGGAAATAGAAAAAAGTGATTATATCCAACAAGATAGTGAATATGCAGATATGATAACTAACCTTGATAAAAGAGCAGGTACAGTTCTTGAATCAATGGAAATAAAAAANTTTGCATTNGCTAATACTGTTATTAATATTCTTACTGATGAATTTTCTAAAAGGGCATCCCATATGTCATTTGCNGATAGCAGTGAAGCATGGGCAAATGATATGCTTGCNCAAAAGAAACAGGATATAGANCAAGTACTTGAACAAAAAGCAGCTATTAATCAAATGATAGCTATGCAAAAAATGGGTTTATCTCCTGATAGTAAAGAGGGGCAACAAATGATGAACCCTGATACTATAAAAAGTTTACCTGAAATACAGCAGTATTATAATAAGTCATATCGGGATGTTTACCAGGAATGGGCAGAAAGGCAAATGGTTTTTGATAATGACCGTTTTGCAATGCCTGAACTTGAAAGAGTGCAATTCAGGAACATGCTTATTACTGATAGAGAGTTTTGGCATTTTAAAATGCTGGAAAATGATTATGAAATAGAAGCATGGAATCCCCCACAAGTAGCTTACCGTAAATCATCATCAACCCGATATATGTCAGATGCTACATGGATAGTGCATGTTGACTACTTGACTGTACCAGATTGTATTGATAGGCATGGTTGGAAAATGTCTGAAGAGCAATTATTGTCATTAAATACTATTCATGGAGCACGTTCTGCAACATATGCACTTGATGGTAAACAAGCAGATGGATATTGGAGAGGTGATGAAAGTTATGATTGGAATAGAACAGGCCCTGGTATAGGAATGAGGCAGGCATTATCAGTTATGCAAGATGTTACTGGTCTTGGTGGCGGGGATATTACAAAAGCTGTTTTAAACCAAGGAGAAGATGTTGTAAATATTAATGGAGAATATATGGTACGTGAAAGTACTATATATTGGAAAACTGAAAGGAAATTTTATCATCTTACCCAGATAGATGAGCAGGGTAACTTGGTGCAGGATATAGTTGGTGAAGATTATAAAGTAACAACTAAACCAATATACAATACTGTTCTTTTTAAAGAAAAATGTAAAGAGACACTCGTGTATGGTGAACATCTTGACCCATTGTGGGTAAATGAAACATGGGGAGTAGTACGCATTGGAACAAATACCCCGGCAATTGGATGGCAGGGAACTTCAGCAACATTTGCACCTATNTATTTGGGAACAAGTACACCAACACCAGGNAGATTACCTTTTCAGTTTAAGGGCGAAAAGAACTTATATGGATGTAAATTACCAGTAGAAGGACGAGTATANAATGACCATAATACAAAATCCCGTTCTTTTATTGATAACTTGAAAACNTGGCAAGTTATTGTNAATATGACGGGCAACCTTATTCAGGATACAATGGTTAATGATCTTGGTGTTGTTGCGGCTATTGACCCTAATGCTATTCCAAAACACTCTATGAATGAGGATTGGGGGCCAAATACATGGGCAAGTGCAATTACTGTTATGAAAAATGGAGGAGCATTACCTATAGGTAGTGCAGGAAGAGGTTCTGATGGGCAACCAATAGGGCATGACCCCATTCGTAGAATAGACCTTTCTCAAACAGAAAGACTATTAGGGTTAATGAAAATTTATGATTGGGCAAAAATGGCAGGTCTTGATAGTGTAGGGTTAAACCCCCGCAGGACAGGAACCCCTATAGGGCAGGANGCTACTGCTACAGAAGTTAAACAAGATGTAGCTTCATCCTATAGTCATACAGAATATTTGTTTACACAGCATAGTGATGAAACAATGCCTCGTGTTCATCAGATGAGAACTGATCTTGCTCAATATTATAATAGTACAAATCCTTCATTGCGGTTACAGTACCTTACAGGAAACGATGAACAGGCATTTTTTGAAATAGATGGTACTAAATTGATGGGGCGTGACTTTAATTGTAAATGTAAAACAACAGTGAACGCAAGAGCAGTAATGAGTAAAATAGAACAGATGCTTCTTACTGATAATACTTCAGGAGCAGATGTTTATGATAAAATAAAAGCTGTGCAAACCTCATCTTTATCAGCATTAAATCATGTTGTTACCGATCTTCAAAAAAAGAAACAGGAAGAACAACAGCAGCAGCAACAAGCTGAACAACAACAACAGCAAGCTGAACAACAACACCAAATGCAATTATTGCAAGAGAAACAACAGTTTGATGCAGAGGAAAATGAAAAAGACAGACAAGCTGAGAATTACAGGGCAGAACTAAATGCTGCGGCAAGAGCATCTACTGGTAATCCTGCACAGGCAAGTGAAGATGCATACCAGGAAGCAACCAAAGTTCAACAATCCCAACAACAGCATAGTGATAAAATGGATTTGGAAAAACAAAAACTTTTGATAAGCACTAAACAAAAAGAAGTAGATCAAAGTCTTGCTCAACAAAAGTTAGCTGCAGAAAATAAAAGAACTGATAGTCAAATAAAAGTTGCTAAGATAAATAATAAGATAAAAGAAAAAGACAAAAGCAGTTCTAAATAAAAATGTTCATTTAGGTGTGTAAATGGCTCCATATATCTATATGGGGCTTTTATTTTTTATAACATATTATAAAATAAAATATACTATGAACCGTTCTTTATGGGATAGTGGTTAAATACTTCAATTTAAATTATTTGAAACATTGGCAATATACCTTTACAATTAAAGGAACCAAAACTAATTATATGACTAACGCTTTTGAAACGTCTACACAGACTATTGGAGAATCTGCACTTGCCAGTATTTTTGGTACAGGGGCAGATAGTGTATTAATGCCTAGTGTAGAAAGTAATAATGAACTTGTTGAAACTGCATCACGAGTATTAAAAAATGAAACTCTTGATAATATATTGGATGCAGCAAAAGAAGAAGTAATTGATAAAGTAAAAGAAAAAGAAACTACTTCTGTAATTGATAATAAGAAAGGTGCTGAAATTCTTGATATTGTTGTAAAAGATATTTCCGATGCTGAAAAAGAAGAAGAAACAAAAATAGATAATACTGAAACAAAGGGAAGGCCAAAAACAGATAAGAATAGTATGGTTTCTTATCTGCAAAATAAAATAGAAGCAAATGATTTTGGATTGCCTGAAAATGTAGAATTTGATGCATCTAAACAATCCCTTGAGGACGTTCTTAATAAACTTTCCGAAAAAGAACTTTATGAAGTTCTTGATAGTAACTGGAAAGCAAAAGAAGATGAAATAAGAAAAGAAACCCCAAGTGAGTTTTTTGAATCTCTTCCTGAATCATTACAGTATGCTGCAAAAGCAGTTGCTCTTGGCGCAAATGAAGATGATCTTCAGGATATATATAAAGCTCTTTTAAGAGTAGAAGAAGTAAGAGTACTCGACCCTAATAAAGAAGATCACCAGGCCATTATTGCTAAAAGTTATCTGCAGGCTACCCGTTTCGGAACTGAAGACCAAATTGCAGAACAAATAGAAGATTGGAAAGACGCTGGTAAACTTGGTAAAAAAGCCAAAGAGTTTAAACCAGCATTGGATGATCTACAAAAAGAACAAGTACAAGCGCAGATACAAGTTCAGGAAGAACAGCGTAAACAGCAGGATCAATTAGCTAAATACTATACAGATAATGTGTATAAAACTCTTGAAAAAGGGGAATTAGCTGGTGTAAAACTTGATAAACGTTTTGCAAAAGAGATTGCAAATAATATGGTTACTACTGTTCAGGGGCCATTTTCAGGGCAACCTGTGAATTGGTTAGGATTTGGCCTTGAAAAAGCACAATATACTGAACCAGATTATGAAGCTGTTATGATGGCTGCATGGATACTCAATGACAAACCAGCAGCATTAGAAGCACTTTCTCAAAGGGGCAAAAATGCACAAGCTGAAAAAGATGCAAAACTTATTAAACTAAACCAGGGACTTGGTAAAGTAGGTGGTGAACAAGTTGCTCCAACAATTGAACCCAAGAAAATAAAACGTATCAATACAAGCAATGTGTTGAAACGATCAATAATGTAAAATTTGTAAACAATTACTAACACATATAAAATCAGAATAACATGACACCAAGTCAAAACCTCAATTCTACCTTCTTTCAGGACAAATACTATGAACTGGGAGCAAACATTGATTCCTATTCATTGAGGAATATCCTTCAGAATGGTAAACCAGACAATCTTGGCATCATTGAATACTGGAGCCAGATGCAGCAAACAGCTACCCCATTGTACTTGATGTCTTCNTTTGGGGGTAAAAATGTTCGTACTGTATCTGACCCAATGGGTAGGTATGTATGGTCTACTCCTGTAATAAATGATTTACCTCATATTACTCGTGATATTGCACCAGGTAACTTGAAAAAAGGTATTGCAGGTCAACCATTCCAGATATGTCTTAACCGTAGGGCTTTTTCATATACCGATGTTATCACTTATGATAAAATGAGTGGTTTGGAAATGCGTATATGCGATAATGAAATTATTTCATTGGGCAATAATGAATTTGTTTATACCGTAAGGTTGATGAATAATTCTAACGGTGCATTTCTTGATAATAAATATCTTGTACCACAAACTTCATTTTTCCGTAAGTATTCAGTAAAAGCTACTGATTATGGTGAGCGTTACGCAGAAGTGTATACACGTACTGGTATTCGTGAGTACTACAACTTTGTAGGTGGGGGTGAAGCAACTGCATCTTACTCTGTGTCAAATGCTGCACAGCGTATGATGAAAGCAAACTACAATCGTCAGACAGGGGGTATAGATCTTCAGCCAGGTAATAAAAAAGGTGTTCCTGTACGTGAGTTCTGGAAAATAAATGACTGGAAACAAGCATGGGCAAAAGATCCATCTATTGTTAATATTCCAGATGCTGCTGCTAAACTTGGTCAGGCAGGTATTATACAGGGTTTGCAAGATGGTTGGATAGACATGTCAGTAGTAACATCCCTTGAACAGGCATGTATTACTAAAATGGTAGAAGACATTGAAAATAACCTGATGTGGGGTCTTGGTGGTCGTACTACTACAGATGGCCCTGATATGGTTCGTACTACAGTTGGTTTATGGAAACAGATGGATAATGCTTTTAAGACTGTATACAACATTGGTACGTTTACTACAAACATTATAGAAAACCAGGTATATAACTTCTTCAGGGGTCGTGTAGACTTTGTAGGACCAGATCCAGAACGTAAACTGGTTGTACAGACAGGTATAGCAGGTATGCGCCAAATGAATAATGCTATTAAAACAATGGCCATCAATTCAGGTCTGGTAATAAATGCTACCGAAGTTGGTGCAATTAGTAATATGAAGTTGAAGTCTGGTGAATCACTGATGCAATCAGGTATGGATCTTGATTTTGGTTATGCTTATACTTCATACACTATACCATTCCTTGCTAACTTGAAATTTGTAGTTAATCCTGCACTTGATCCNGTACTGGCAAATGATATTGAAAATCCATGGGTTGATGGNTATCGNACTTCTTCTTATTGCTACATCATATGGGATATAACTGATAACCCAGAAGATAATATCTTCCTGATGAAGAAACAAACAGATGAAGATGATTTCCGTTGGTT